ACCCAAGCGGCGTTGTTGAATTGCTCACTGTAGCTTGCCAAGTTGACGCGCCCAGACAGGGCTGTCCCCCGCGGCGTGCATCCGCGCGGGTCTCCCATCAGGAAGGTGCCGTATTGCCCGCGCAGGCTCATCAGCCAAGCGATCCATTGCTCTGCGTTCGCGCGCTTCATCGGCGGCAGCGTGATGTCGGCCTGCCACATCTGGCCGGAATATGCGAAGACTTGGCCGCCAAAGGTGAACGGCGACCGGCCATAGGCCACAGCGTTGGTCGCGCGCATTTCGACGGATCTGATGCCGGTGTGGCTGGGCATCGTCAGCGGATAGGTGATGGTCACGAAAAGGCACTCCCATAGCTGCCGCCGCGCCGCCGCGCATCAAGGACAGCGACCTTCGCGCTGTCGGCGATCTGCGGCATCATCGCCTTGATCTCGTTTCTGACGGTCTGCTGCACGCCCGTCGAGATGTTGATGTTCTGCACGATGGTCACGCCATCGCCGCCGCTGACCGCCGCCTTGGCCTGCGGGACAGACAAGATCCGGCCTGCGCTGGACGGGACGAACAGTTCCCGGCCATGCTCGCCGACGACAGACGGCTGACCCGCATAGATCGCACCGCCGGATGCGTTGGTCTTCAGCGCTGGGAATGCGTTTCCGATAGCGCCAAGGATGCCAGAACCGGCTTGCGTCTTCGTCCCGATTGCGCCGACCAACCGCTGCACGATCAGAACCCGGTAAAGCTCCTTGATGATATCGGCAGCCATCGACCGGAACGCATCTTTCGCGCTCTGCGTCTTGTCGAGGATCGACATGAATGCGCTAGTCATCCCGCTTTCAAGGATGTTTGCCACGCTGGACAGGTCGATCATTTCGCCGGTGGCAGTCTTCAGCCGCTCTGCCAGAATCGCCAGAGTGCTGTCTGCCTGTGCCTGCGTGATCACGCCTTGAGCCAGCGCATCGTTCACGACTTTCTGTGCCGCGCCGAACTCATTGGTCGCCCGCTTGGTGCTGTCGATGGAACCCATCAGGCTGTCATAGGCTTCTTTTGCCTTTTGCTTCGGGTCGGTCTGCCCAGCGCCAGCCGATGGCGCCGTGCCGGTGTCAGAGCCTGGATCGTTCACGACGATTGGCGGAAGATTGGTGACATCCGTGTCCATCGCCGTCTTTAGGTCATTCGCTGCCTTCACAGCCGCCTCATAGGCCGCCGTCGTTTGGTCAACAACATCTTGCGCTTCAGCCTGCGCGCGGCTGAAGTCCTCAAGGCCATATGAGTCGATGTAATCCTGCCGATATTGCGGATCGGTGAACGGCTCGAAATCTCGCTGCGCCTTTTGCAATGCAGTGATTTGGCGGTCCACTTCTTGCATGGCAGTGCCAAGCTGTGCCTCGGTGGAGATGTCGAACAGTTCGTCGATTCCCATCGCGACGGTCATCCAGAAACTATTCCAGTGTGTCGTCATGACGCCCAAGACCTCGGTCCATCTGTCCTGCATGGCTTTTGCGTTTTTAATCATGCCCTCATCAAGAAGACGCCCCGTCTTTTCGGCGCTGTCGCCGATGGATGTCAGAACGCGCGCATTGTCGGCCAAGAGCGGATTGAGGACGGTGGCGTCGGATGCCAGCGCCTCCATATAGAACGTCAGTTCCTGCTGGTTGACGCCAGCGTCTTGCAGCGCCTTCACATATTTTCCCAGAGCCTGATCCGAAGACAGGCCCATGAATGCCTCTTTGGTCAGCCCGACCTTCGGCGCGATATTGTCAAAAAAATCGGCCAGCGGGCCTGCGCCCGTGGACATGTAATCGCCAAACTTGTCGTTCACATCCTTGAGGATGTCGGCCAGCTTGTCCTGATCGACGCCAACCGTCTGCGCCGCAATAGCAAATTTCTGGAACTCAGTCGTGCCTGTCCCGGCGATGCGGGCCAAGTTGCTGATCTGCGCGCCCATGTCGATGGCAGACTTGATGGATTGAACGAAGCCAGCGGCCAGCGCGCCAGCCGACAGAGTCAAGCCGAGACGACTCGCTGCCTCTCCGAGAAAATCGAACCCCTGCGACACGCCGCTGAGATTCTTTTTTGCGTCGGATTCAAATTTCTGAACCCTGCGAGAGTTGGCCGCCATCGCCTTGGCGAAATCCCGATCTTTCGCGGCCAGAATGATGTTAAGCTGTTCCGCGCTGATCGCCATCGACTTGCTCCACCAGGGCGCGGAATTGCTCCGCTGTCATCGCCTCAGATCCCGGCTTTTTCGGCGAATGAGCGTCCTGCCATCCTTGGAAGACAAGCCAGGTGTCCTTGGGGACCATATCACGGATGTCGTCAGGCCGTAAACCGATCACGACGCCGCTGGCGATCATGCCTCGGACGTTGAGCCGGTCAGGTCTTGGTCCTCTGGCGTCTTTTTTTTTGAGGCGGAATCGACAGCGTCCGGCATGAACGCCACGCCGATCACGGCCTGCGCGATCTGATAAAGCCGCATCAGGTCCGCCGGTGTCGCCGCGCTGATGACCTTGTCGGCCTCACCATCCTTCATCCCGCCACCGACAAGCGCCAGAGCGAGGATGTCGCGAATCTCGGTGCTGGTCGGCTTTTTCCCACGCCCGAAGACGCCTTCCCAGAAATCAAAGATTCCGCGGTGCTTGTCCTCGAACCGTTCGATCTCGCGGTTTCGCAGGCGGAAAACATAAGAGGTGTCGCCGATATATTCGACGACACCTCCACGCGGCGCTTCAGCCGTGATTGTCATCAGGCGGCCGTGAACGTCACAGCGCCGGTGCTTGCCAGCGAGATCGAATAGGTCACGCCGCCTTCGGTCTCGCCGCCGAACTCCAGCGATTCGATGTAGAACGAACCAGAATAGGTGCCGAACGCCGGAACGATGATCTGGAAATTGCATTTCGGGTCGGCCTGCATGGCGACCGTATTCATGCGAAGCTCGGTCGTGCTGTCTTCAAAGAAGCCGTCACCAGACACAGACACGTTCTTCACGCCGTTGAGGCTTTCGGTCCACAGCGCGCCAGCAGGCGTCGTGCAGTCCGGCGTGGTGACGTCGATCAACGAGTTGTTGATGGTCAGCGTCTTGCTGTTCAGCCCGCAGAGATTCGAGAATGCTTCAGTGCCACCGCCGTCGCCGATCTTAACGAGCAGGGCGCGTCCGAGTTGCTTTGCCATGATGGCCTCCGTTTACAGCTTGCCCAAGGCTGGTTTCTAGGCTGTTTCGAGCAATGCCCGAAGCGCGATCACAGCCGTATACCCGCGGCCATCGGGGTCTCTTGTAACATTGTGGGTCTGGAAAATCAATTCGACCAGGGTGAAGCCGGTGACCGTCACGCTGCCCTCTTGCCGGTGCAGCGCGGCATTGACCGCCTCGACGATTTGCACCGCCTCGACCCGGCCAGACGCGGATCTGCTATGCGCCTCCATCGTGATGTCCACGGACGCGCCGACCTTTGTATCGGTGTCAAACGCGCTGGGGCTGATGTCGCCGAACCGCAGATATGGGAAAACCACATTCTGCGGCGGCTCATCATAGACGCGCGTAGAGACCTTGGCAGTGACGCCAGAGTTAGCCACCAGCGCGGCGCGCAGACCCTTTTGCAGCGCAAGAGCGAAGCCGTCAGCCACTGGTCGCCTCCTTCATGCCGCGGCGCACCGCAGATCTCATGCTGCGCTGGAATTTCGGCTTTTGCAGTTTCTGAGCCAAGCGGATGTAGGGCTGCGCTGCGGTCTTGCCGCGCTCGCCCTTTTCCCGCCCGAATTCCACGGCCTTCGCCTTGATCTGCGCGGCCTTGGTCGGTGGCGCGGCCTCGACCGATCCCGTCATGCCATCGGCTTCGTATTGGGTGTGAATCCAGCCCTTCAACTCGCCGGATTTGATCGGGACCAGCCGCCGCGCCATATTGGCCGCCTGCTCGGTATTCAGCCGCACAGACTTTTGCAGATTGGATCTGACCGCCGCAGGCATGGCCTGGAGTTGGCGGGCCAGCTTCTTGGCACCGTCCACCTTCATGTCGCGACCCCGCGCTCCAGCAGAAACTCAATGATTGAGTTTTTCGAATCGACTTGCATCACGTTCTTGATCGCCCAGGTCTTGCCTCGGATGATCACGCGGTCCGCCGATGTGATCGCTTTCGTCAGAGTGTCTGCGCGGCAGCGCATGGTCGCCATCCCGACGTCGGCCAGCGCGCCGCCTTCGATCATCTCCTTGCCGGTCCGTTCCCGCATGTCAGCCCAGCGCACCCCGTATTCGGACCATCCAGTGTAGACGTTGCCATAGGCATCGACCGCGCTTTGGTCGAGCCGCTGGAATGTCGCGCGCTCTGCGAACAGCCCGGCCTTAGCCATACCACTGATTCCGTTCGATACCGATCATATCGGTGAACCCATACGGCAGATCCATCATCTGCTTCTCAGAGGTGGTTTCGCGGTTTTCATACCAGTGCGCCACCAGCATCATCAGCGCGTGCCTGACGGTCTGCGGGACGCTGGCCGAGGTCGACCCATAGCCGACCACATATTCGATCTTGATGGCATCGTCGCGCGTCTGCGTTGTCGGCCATGCCTTCCCAGGCTTTGGCGAAACGGTGATGCGATTCGGCGTCCCGAAGACGTTAAAATCCGACAGCGTTGCGGTCTGCAAGTCGCCGTTCAGATCATAGTATTTGATGGCCGAGACCGACTGCACCGGGCCGAGCATCAGCAGCACGGTTCCGGGATTCGGAGAAAGCCATTGTCCCCAGGTCTGGGTGATCATTGCCCGGCCAAGCGCGCCTTGCACATCCACGAACGAAACCGCGGAATCAATCAGCCTCTGGATCACGGTGTCGTCGTCAGATCCCTCAACGCGCATCTGCGCCTTGGCCTCGGCCAGCGAGATCGGCGAGACGGTCGGCGCGGTGACGCGGACGAGAGAATACTGAGGCGAGAGCATGTTCAGACCTTCGTGGCTTTTTCGACTGCGGTCTTCTTGGTGGCGCGTTCGATCTTCGGCTCTGCATCAGCGAAGCCCTCGACGATCCCAGCCGCGATATAGCGGGCCGCGACCTCTTCGGTGCAGTCGATGATGTCGCCGACGT